GCGATCACTCTGGTTCTTCATACGGCACTGTTGGCCTTGAGCCACCCGGAGAGTCGTTTGTAGAGTGGGATGACATCACCGAAGCAACGGCTGTTGGCTGGGCTAAGGCGGCTCTGGGTGACGAGCAAGTGTCCTCCATTGAAGCGGCTATTGATGCACAGATTGCAGAGCAAGCTAATCCTACGTCTGGCACTGGCGTTTCTTGGTAAGCTAATGGATGGATCCTCTATCACTTATTGCTATGGCGTCTACAACCTTCAAAGGTATACAGACGCTAGTAAACAGAGGTGCTGAAATTGAGGCTGTGGCTCAGAAACTGGGGCAGTGGTATTCCTTTGCTGCTGACATAAAACAAGCAGAGAAAGAAGCTGAGAGTCCCGGTGTCTTCAAGAAGTTATTCGATGGAGAAACTGTAGAACAACAAGCACTCAACAGTATAATAGCCAAGAAGAAACTAGAGGAACAAGAAAAAGAAATACGAGAACTAATTGTTTGGTCTTACGGTGTTGAGACTTACCAAGAGATGATAATGCTCAGACGTAAGATTAAAGCACAGAGGGAAGAGGTAATCTACAAACAACGCAAGAGGCAACGTATGTTACTAGATAGTATTTTGTTGTCTATCGCCGCTGCTGTAACAGCCGGGATCATCTACGGTACAGTAGCAATTATTAAGGGTGCATGAGGATGGCAGATCAAGGGATGAAAGAGGTAATGGATACGGTTTCCGTAGCAACAGGTGTTGGTGCTTTGGCTGGCGTACTGCCTTCCTTGGCTGCGTTGTTTACACTCGTGTGGACAGGTATACGTATCTGGGAAACAGACACAGTGCAAGGCTGGCGTAACAGGAGTAAGTCGTAGGTGTGGCAAGCGCTCATTAGTCCTATTGCTGGACTCGCTAAGACTTGGCTGAGTAATCGCCACGAGCAGTCGCAAGCAAAACACCAAGCCACAATGCAGGTTATACAGAACACTGCTACGTGGGAACAACACATGGCACAGGCTAGTGCGTCCTCGTGGAAAGACGAGTGGTTCACAGTAGTCCTGAGTGCGCCTGTAATAGCAATTATGTGGGGCGTAGGTATGAACGATCTTGATATCATTGGTCGCGTAGGTATGGCCTTTGCAGAGCTAGACAGGTTACCTGAGTGGTATCAATATCTTTTGTACGTTGCAGTCACAGCCAGCTTTGGCATACGTGGTGCTGACAAGCTGATGCAGCTAAAGGGTGGTAAATAAGCTATGGCTAACGGGACTACTTATGTACCGCCTACATCCGGTGAAGTTTTTTCAGAGTTAGGCGAAGGCGGCAAGTGTAAAAACGAGAGCCACATTCCTGTTTTTATTGATGGTAAAAAAGTAGGCTGCGGCAGTGCTTCTTTTTTTAAAGATTACTACGTTGCTGGTGCGGGTGTAGATAGTGTTCCTTTTATACAAGGAACTGCGGATCAAATTTACTCTATGCTTTACGGTGAGTTGCCTGATGGTGAGTACTATGAAACTGGAGACTTAAACGGAGACGGCGTTAACGAAGTTTATAGTTATACTTTTGATGACATAGGATTAAAAGTTAATCAAACTGTTTACGGCTACGATAACGATGGTAATGTTACTCAAACACCTTATGACGAGTGGAGCGCCCCAGACCTCACTGAGTTAATTGAGAAGTACGGTGAAGACGTTGTTAATGACCTCAAGGGTAAGTACGATGAGCTTGTAGACTTCATCGGAAACATACCAGAAGATCCTCTTGGATCTCTAAAAAAGATGGCAGAGATTTTTATAGAGGGTGCTACAGGGATACCTCCTGAGTGTCAAAAAGTAAGCGGAGGTCCTCTAGACGAGTGGTATAAAAATTGTGTTACTGTCGGTATTCTTATTGAAATTGGTATTCCCGGCCTTCCTAGCGGTATAGGGGGCATATTTAAAGGGGCCACTATAGGAGAAATAGAAGAAGCTCTAAAAAAGATTGGCAAAAAGTTTGAAGATATTGTAAACGGTACTCCTACCTGTGGAGAAGACGGTAAACAAGAGTGTACTCCAGAAAACATACTAGGAGATTTAGCACGAGAAGTAATAGACAGTATTGGTAGCATTTTTGAAGATGCAGAAGGTAATATAACTGTTGAAAGCGTTCTTGGAAAACTAGGCGGTATTTTTGGTAGCGTTCTTGGCGGCATAATATACGATCAATTTAAAGACTTAATTAACGAAGAAATTGAAAATGTCATAGGCATACCTGTTATACCGTTTGCTCCTTTGCAAGAGTGCGAAGACAAAGGTTTAGTAACTATAGAAGACCCCGCTGGATCTGGGAATTTTAAATGTGGTACAAAATGTAAACAAGAGGGCTTTACTCCTACAGGGCCACAAGGAGAGTGTGTTGATCCTAATGCTGTTGACGCTTTTGACGAAACTAAGTGCGTAGAAGAAACTTACTTTAACGAGAATAAAGCTGATTGTGAAGCCGCTGGTTACGTAAACTGCGAGGGCGGTGAAAATTCACAAGCACAAGAAACAACAGGCGGTATAATCAAAGGAACACTTGATGACTGTAATGTAATACAAGATCCACAGTGTATAGGAGATGGTAGTTGGGATGGGGAAAAATGTGTATGTCCTGATGGAACCGATAAGGCAGGAGAAGAAGAGCCTTTAGATGGAGATTGTTCTGATGAAGAAGATCCTACAGAAGACACAGAAAACGAGTGTACCAAACAAGGAAAAGTTTTACACAAAGGCGATTGTTACGACGTAAACGATATGTGTTTCGCTGATCCGGGTGAAGGGTGTATGGTAGGTAGCATTCAACCAGACGGGTCGTGTAAGTGTGATCCGTACGAGTCTTGTCCTGCGGGGTCTGAAGTAGAAACGCCACAGTACAACGCAAACGACGTTACTAAAAGCGGATCTTTTACTTTAGACGGCAAGGAATACACGTACGAGCCTTGTAATCCTTCTCTTGCTCCTGTAGAAGTTGTAGCTCCTGAACAAACCTGTGACAACAACGCAGTAAACTACCCTGATTGTAACCAGTGTGAAAACGGAGAACACCCAGACGCACACGTAGACAGCGACTGTAGCAAACCGCCAAAAGAAACCGGGACAAACCCCGGAGACGCTTGTGATTTAGGAAACAACGAAGTTGGCGTTGTTGATAAAAACGGTGACTGTAAGCGTGTAGGTCAAAACTGTAGGCGTAGTAAGTACGGGTACACTTCTAGTGATAACTGTGACACTGGATTGGGTTTTAATACGTCCTCTGGAATTATAGACTCTAGCGGAGACTGCGTGTGTAACACCGTGTGTGATGATCCAAACAGAAGGGTACACTCCACTACCGGTGCTTGCAGAGATGATTGTAAATCAGGATGGAAAAAAGACGCAGAAGGAAACTGTACAGTAGAAATCACTGATTTTGAGTGTGATAACGGAGCAACTAAAGAATCTGATTGTAACGAGTGTCCTAAAGGACAAAAATTTGGAACTTTTTATCCTAAGCGGTGTATCCCAACGCAAGAATGTATCGCAGAAGACGCGTACACAGATCCAACAAAGGCAGAAGAGTGTGGTAAAGTAGCGTGTCCACCAGACAGTGAAAAGCCTTACGCAGACTCTCTGGATCAGTGTGTAGAAGTTGTTACAGAAGAACCCTGTGAGCAAATAAACCCAGCTACAGGACAGCCATCTCCGAAAGACGATCAAGGAAACTGTTACGATTGTACTGATGAAGCAAACGCGCTGGTCTGTGGTTGGGCTGAGTGTCCTGACGGAATAAGCATGGCTCCTACATTAGAGGACTGTGGAGGCACAGTTCCACCAGAAACCTGTAGCGACCCTAACGCTGTTAATGATGGACAAGAGGGGCCTTGTGAGTGTAAGCCCGGATTTAGTAAAGACCCAGAAACACTGCTTTGTGTAAGAGGTGTTGAATCTTGTGACAACGGCGCTACAGTAGAAAGCGGATGCGACATCTGTCCAGACGGTAGTAATGTTCTTGAGCACGAAGACGGAATGTGCCCTAGTGAGCCGCCGCAAGAGTGCACTAACGGAGCCACAGATTACCCAGACTGTACTGTGTGTCCCGAAGGTCAGTCAATGGACTCAGAAGGTAACTGTACTGACTGTTCAGACTGTAGCTGTGCAGAGTACGCAGCGGCTAATCCTGAGGAGTGTATTACGGAGCCTCCTGTAGAGCCTCCAGAAACAGGCGGTGGCGGTGGCGGCGGTGGTGGTGGCGGGGGCGGTATGTTTAATCCGTTCTTGGCTGGCATCAGTTACACACCTCAGGCTGTACCAGAGCCTCCAGCACCACCACAGAAGGACTACATGGCTGAACTAGACAACCTAATTAAACGAAGTTTGTTTGAGGGCATGGCATAAGATGACATATTTAAACTTAGTAAACAACGTTCTCAGACGCTTGCGTGAAGACGAGGTGTCTAGTGTACAGGACACTACTTACAGCAAACTTGTGGGTGATTTTGTAAACGATGCCAAGAAAATGGTAGAAGACGCTTGGGATTGGTCAGCACTCAGGACTACCCTGACGGTTACAACGTCTGCTGGTACTTTTAACTATGTACTCACGGGGTCACAGAACAGGATCAAGGTACTAGACGTGCTTAACGATAGTTCCAACTTGTTTATGACTTACCAGACAGCACATTGGTTTAACGATGCTTACCTTAACCAGAGTCCCGTGTCAGGCATCCCTGAGTACTACACGTACAACGGTGTTGACTCTAACGGAGATACGCAGGTTGACCTGTACCCTAAACCGGATGACACGTACAGCATCAGGTTCAACTGTATCCTGCGTTCTGATGACCTGAGCGCAGACGAAGACGATCTTACGATCCCTGCTCAACCCGTGATTCACCTTGCAGTAGCTCTGTTAGCTCGTGAGCGTGGCGAGACAGGCGGTACATCAGCACCTGAGTACTTTGGTATTGCTGATAAGTATTTGTCTGACGCGATTGCTCTGGACGCACAGAAGCACCCTGAAGAAACTATCTGGTACACTCCGTAGGAGCCTAGAGTATGGCACAGCCTCTCCAAAGCATTAATTTAGTTGCTCCGGGTTTCAAGGGAGTCAACACAGAAGACTCTCCGATTGGACAGGACTTCTCTTTTGCTGACGTTGCTGACAACGCTGTAATTGACAAGCGTGGGCGTATTGCTGCACGTAAGGGTGTAGACTTGTTGACTGCTGTAAACACACCTCTTGGTTCTGATTACGCTGTCAAGATTCACCACTTTTACGATGACGCTGGTAACGAAGAAGTGTTCGTCACAGGCAACAACAAGATATTTAAGACTACACAGACTACTAATCCTGATGACACGCTTACTGACATTACTCCGGGTTCGTACACGATTACAGCAGACAACTGGAAGATAGTCAACTTTAACGACAAGGCTTACTTCTTCCAGCGTGGACAGGAGCCGCTTGTGTACGATAACACAAATGGACTCAGGACGTTTACCACAGCTACAGGTACGTCTACTAACAGTAACTTCTATTGTCACGAGGCTCTAGCAGCGTACGGTAGGCTGTGGATCGTAGACAACGCAGCAGACACCCAAACAATATACTGGTCTGATCTGTTAATAGGCACAGACTTTACTGGCGGTTCCAGTGGTTCTATAGATGTATCTAAGGCTTGGCCTGATGGGTACGACGAAGTAAGGGCTTTGGTAGCCCACAACAACGCTCTACTTATTTTAGGCAAGCACAGCATTCTTGTATACAATAACGCCTTTAGTCCAGCAACGATGGCTCTGGCTGACACTGTAGCTGGCGTTGGGTGCATCTGTAGAAACTCTGTACAACACATTGGTACTGATGTGTTGTTTATGTCTCAGAACGGTCTGAGGAGCTTTGGCAGAACAATACAAGAAAAGTCTTTACCTCTGTCTGACTTAAGCGCAAACATAAAGACTGAGCTTATTAGTTTGATTAGCACACGTACTGCTCCTACGGCATCTGTGTACAGCCCTGAGAACTCGTTCTATCTGATTACGTTTCCAGATACTAACACAACGTACTGCTTTGATCTCAAAGGTAGACTAGAGAACGGTGCGTACAGAGCCACACGTTGGACCTCTGCGCCGTTCAAGTCGTACGAGAGAAAGAACGATGGTACGTTACTGGTAGGAACTGATGATGGCGTGGGTGAGTACGCTGGGTACGCAGATGAGTACAACGACTCAGGAACAATCAAGACTTCTAGTTACCGCTTCAGGTACTACAGCCCCGGATTAACTTTTGGTGATCCGTCGAAGGTTAAGTTCCTAAAGAAGCTACGTCCTACGTTGGTAGGTGCTAACAGTGCCACCGTGTTTGTTAAGTGGGCGTACGACTTTGGAACATCGTACAGCACACAGGAGTTTACGGTAGGTAATCAGACCCCTTACTACTTTTCTAATCCAACAGACGGTGCAGGAAATCCTATCGCTGCTGGAGGATTGGCTGAGTTTTCTAATCCTGTGGACGGAGACGGTAATCCTATTGCTACCGGAGGACTAGCTGAGTTCACCGGAGGAGCAACAACAACCAGACCTCCTGTAAATGCCACAGGTGGCGGTTCTATTATTACTATTGGTCTTGAGTCAGAAATAAACGGTTTTGCTTTATCTCTCCAAGAAATCAACGTATTAGCACTTATGGGTAAAACATTATGAGCAACTATACAAAGACAACTAACTTTGCTAATAAGGATAGTTTGCCTTCTGGAGATGCTGGCAAAATTATTCGGGGCACTGAATTTAACACAGAGTTTGACGCTATTGCGGTTGCTGTTGCAACTAAGTCAGACACTGCTTCACCTACGTTTACAGGTACTGTGACGATTCCAAATTTAACATTTACAGGAACTCTGTCTACAGGGACGATTGATGGAGGTACTTACTAATGCCAGAGTGGTTACAGAAACTTTTAGGAATTGGTGGCGCTGTTGGTGGTGGTTTGCTTACAGCAGAGGCTATAAACCGTCTCAGTGATATTGGCGAGCAGTCTCTACTAGGGACAACAGTAGACGGGCGGTATATTCCCGGTGCCCTTGAGCTAGCACAACAAGCCGTGGGAATGTCTCAGTTTAGACCGTTTACTGTGGCGTCTACGATGCCCGGAGGTGGGTTTTCTGCAATGCCTAAGTTTGACGAGGAAGGCAACTTTCTTGGCGTAGGCACGAGCATGACTCTTTCTCCTGAAGAAAAAGCGTTCCAACAGTCTATGCTAACTCGCGCTCAACAGCAGCTTGCTGGTACTCCTTTTGGTCAAACACAGGGACGAGCAGCGGCAAAACAGGCGTTTGGTTTGGGCAGTGGCATGATGCGAGACTTGCGCGACACTGACATGGCGCAACGCGAAACAGACATTTATGAGCGTATCAGGGCTGCACAGTCTCCTGAAGAGCAACGACAGGCACAGGCAATGGAAGAGCGCTTGGCTGCACAGGGACGCTTAGGTGTACAGACTGCACAGTTTGGTGGCACACCAGAGCAGCTTGCTATGGCTAAAGCTCAGTCAGAAGCTAGAAACACAGCCATGTTGCAAGCTATGGGTCAAGCACAGGCAGAACAGGCTCAGTTGGCACAGCAAGCACAGATGTTTACAGGCATGGGTAGTCAGTTGTCTCAGGCAGACTTGCAACAGCTTGCGGCACAACAGAACCTTGGTGTTGGCTCTATGGGTGCTGCTTACCTACCACAGACTCAGATGATGCAACTACAACAAGCTATGTTGCCATACCAGCAGATGCAACAACAGGGACAACTGTTTGGTGCTGGTCAGTACGGTGAAACAATGATGAGTGGTCTTGAGGCTAGGTTGGTAGCAGAGCAGGCTCAAGCTAATCTGTTGGGTAGCCTTGGTACTGGTATTTTAGGTGGACTCTTTGGCTCAAGCAAAGATGGTGGAATCTTAGGAGACATCTTTGGTATATTAGGGGGAGGTGAATAATGGCTAGATTTTCACAACAGATGCTAGCGGGTCTTTTGAACCCCTCGTATCAAAAAGAGTTGACTCAGGTTGGTCGTGCCATTGGTGGTACTCCTCGTAGTATGATGATGCGTCAGCAGAAAGAGCAACGGCAAGCAGAGATACAGGAGCTGCTTCAGCAACACGCGAATAACCCTGCGAAGCTACAGCAACTCGCAAACCAGTATCGTGCACAAGGCAACGAGGAAGCTGCTACTGCGTTTACTAATGCGGCTACTCAGGCAGTTACATCAGGTTTAATCCAACCAACAGGCATTACTCCAGAGCAGCTTTTAAATGCCGCACAACAAATGAATAGTCTTGGGCGCACACAAGAGGCATTAGATTTAGCACAGCAAGCTAGGGATTTACAGGCATCAACTCAACAAGGAGTCGCTCTACAGGCAAGAAGAGAGTCTATTGCAAGTTCTGCCAGAAAACTAGGCCTTGACGAATTAGCTGAAAGAGCTTTATCTACAACAGATGAAGAATCTTTAAGAGCTATTCAAAAAGATTTAAGAGCTTTTGAAATAAAAGATGTTATTAGAACTCGTGGAATACCGGGGAGAAAAGCGCTGGCTAAAAACGCTGGTATTGAGTATGAAGAGTATATGTCCGACTTATCCGATGACGGTTTTGCTAAAGTATTAGAAGGCTCTGAAGCAACTCTTAAATCGTTTATTGATCCCAACGGCAATGAAATAATGCTTGAGGTAAATAAACAGGGCAGAGTTAAAGAACCAACGACTGAAAAATTTGTTAGGGCTAGTGATCTAGGCTTGCGTCCAGCGCCTAATAGACAGCAAGTTGAAAATATTGCAAACTTTACTAACGAAAAACTAGCGGAAGCTGGCGTAAAACGATACGATGATCTGGCTAATGCGGCTGATGACGCAACTAAAATGATGAACAATATCACGGAGGTGCTACCTAATGTAGATGAGATGATTACAGGTCGGCTAGCAAACGCAGAGCTTTTTGTGCGGGGCGCGAAACAGGCTATTGCTTCTGCCGCTGGTTTAGACCCTAGTGATCCTAAATTAGAAAATACTCAGGTGTTTATTGCTCTTGCGGCTCCTCGTGTTGCTACCATAATTAAGGACTTTGGTGCAGGAACTGGATTGTCAGACGCAGATAGAGAGTTTGCACAGCTTGCGTCAGCCGGGGATATTACGATGACCGCCACTGCTTTAAGAAACATTTTAAAAATTCTTAAGGATGATGCAGACAGAACTTTGTCTTTATTTGATGATATTACAGCAGACATAAGAAAAGACCAAGGACAAGACCCTTTAATTTTTTACAGGATCCCCTCTCTAAAGGCTAGACCAACTCTAGAACAGCCCACGGTAACGACTACAGATGATACAGGTATTCCTGCTCTTCCTCCGGGCGCAACCTTAGACTGAGGTTTTTATGCAGACAGCTACTAACCAAGAAACAGGACAACGGTACTATTTAGATCCTGAAACAAACCAGTGGACTGAAATGAAAACCGCCTCTGTTCAACGAACAGGACAGAGGTTTGGTTTGGTTGGCGGTCAGTGGGTAGAGATTGAAAAAGGACGCGCACAGGAAGAAGCAGAAAGAATGACTGCTTTTATGGAGCGTGTGCCTGAGGCTCTCGAACGAGGCGTAGAAGAATACCAAGAGCGTACCGATGCTTTACGTATTGGTGGGTATGAGCCTAGCGCGTCGCAAAAAGTTACCACGGCTATTGCGACTGCTGGTATGACAGCAGGAGACATTATTACTGACTTTGCTATCACCTCGCTGCCAAACTCTATACGAGAGGGTGCTCAGCAACTTTTTGGAAGCGTTAAAGATACTGATTCATTTAAGACTGCGGCACAAATGGCAGAAAAAGGTCTGGAGGCTTACGAAAGTTTTAAGGAGACTAACCCAGCCGCTGCCGCAACATTTGAAAACGTGGTTGACGTATCTGTTTTGTTTAGCCCACGACCAGACTTAAAACTTTTTGAGGCCCCTGCTGAAAAAGCAAAGAGTAGGGCTAGTTGGCAGAAATTTAACCAAAGAAGACAAGGCATCAATCAGCTACTCGCCCCAGAAACTTTAAAACCAAACGAAAGAACAGCGCCTACTGGATTAATCGGCAGAGAAGAATATGTCCCTGATAGAGAAACACTTACTATCACAGGAATACTTGAGGGAATAACTGACGTAGATCCTAAGGCTTCATATCATCACAACATGAGGGCTGTTCAAAAGCACATCACAGAACAGTCCAAAAAGCTGCGGCAGTTTATTATGCAGGCGGGTAATCCACGAATCCGTAAAAATGACTTAGCTGCCGAGATGGGACAAGCAATCGAAGAGTACACCAAATCATCTGGTTACAGGGGCATAACACCGGACGCTCAAACGATTGTTCAAGCGCTTGCCGAAGACGCTTTAAAGCTAGTGTCACAATCAGGAACTAAAAACACTGTTTCTGCTATGGACTTGCTCAACATTCGTCAACAATTTGATGACTTACTGAACGAATCATACGCGGGTGTTTTAGAAGCTACTTCGGCTTCTGCTAGGGGTAAGGCGTCTCGTGTAGTTAGAAACATACTTAATGACACGTTAAAGAGAATAACTCCCGGAGATGGGGCACGTCAGTTGCTGGACAGACAACATAACGCCTATTTAGCGCGTGATAGAATGAACAACAAAAGAAACAAAGAGGCCAATACTACTATCGGCATTGTTGCTCGTAGATTAAAAGACGCCGCCCTTCTTCCCTCTACATTAGGCTCTTTATATTTTACAGGTAAAACTTTTGTTGAAGGTGCTGGTGGTGTTGGTGCTGTTGCGCTTGGCGGGGCGGCGGGATTAGGGATCTATGGCACTATAAGATTAATGTCAAAGCAGAACAGACTTGACTTATACGCTGAAACACTATCGGGTTTAAACAAGCTAATCAGGAACACAAAAGAATCTGATAAACTTTTTGAGTTAAAAGCGCATAGACTAGTAATCTTGGACTTGCTCAGAGGTGAACAGGAGTCTGAAGACGATGAGTAAAGAAAACCTGTACGACCTGCGAAAGCAATACAGAGAAAAAGCCAGACAAACAGAGCGTGAATACAGTCAACAAGCAACGTCTGCTGCTGCGGAGGCTGTAGACACAGCCCTAAACGCGCCTAGAAGATCTTTAAAAGGACTTATGTCAGGTAACCCAGAAACTTGGGGCCTGCCTGATTTCTCCTACGATGTAAACATAGGTAACAGAGCGGGGTACAGAGGAGCAGCCACAATAACAGATGAGATTGCTGAAGGCGCGTTAGATGTTGTTGCTGACCCTGTAAATTACATGGGTGCTGGTTTTGTGTCTAGCGCGATGAGAGCTGCTCCTAGAAACGTAAGAACTATGATTCCGGGTTTTTACCAAGGTCCTGTAAAGAAGGCAAAGGGCGTTACGCAAGAGGCGGCTAGGGCGTTGCCTTACTCTATTCATGAGGCGCTATCCCCTACAGCAGCGACAACAGCTAGAGAATATGGCACAGGATACGGACGCAGGGCAGAACAACTAAACCCTGTAGACGAAAAGGGAAAAATATCCCCATCTGTGAGACAAGGCAACATGGTGGCGTCTCCCTATATGACTCAGCAAGCCAGAGGCGCTTCTGGCGAGTTTGGTGATACTGTAGTAGAGGCAATGCCTACATTTAAAAACGAAGTGTTGGCTACTGGAAACATGGCTGATGACGCCGCGCTTAAAAAAGTGTTAGCAGAAGAAGGTGACATACCTCAAGATGTAGTGGACAGGGCCGCAAGACACGTTAGGGCTGTTCAAGGAACAAATTCAGGAACAGTTGTTGCTCGTAATAAAGCTGCTGCAGGAAGTCAACTAGGCGAGGAAGCCGCTGGGGTGGCTAAAGGTACTGCCCCAGAAGTTGCAAAAATGCTGAGCAGCCCTAAAGCTCTGCAAGCATATAAAGACTATGCTGGTGAACAGCTTGGTGAGGCCCAGTTACGCGAGTATTTAGGCATCATCAATGCGATAACGCAGAGAGCAGGAAAAACTTGGACGGGTCGTAACTCTTTGAGCAAGGCTTTTTATCAGGGAGAAGAAATGAAAAGCCTAAAGAGTGCGTACCTAGCAGAAACATATTGGAAAGCCAAAGCGAGACAGAAAAAGGGCTTGAAGATAGCAAAAGGTGGACCACAAGAAGAAGCCCTGAAGTTTGTTAATGGATACATTGCCAAGCATCCTATTACAATAAAAGATATGAACGGCAAGCTGGTTCTTCAGCAATCATTTAGATCGTCTGCTAAAGACTTAGGTGGAATGAACGCTTTTGTTGTCGTGGACCCAAAGACTCAGGAGTTTTACACCATGCTTTCTGATGGGCATGACCTGTTTGGGCTTACTCCTCCGGGATGGTCTGATTTAACTACAGTGCTTCCTATTCAGCGCAGACGAATAGGCGATCAAGAGATGCCTAGAGGATCTGAAGCGCAGAATCTAGCGGCTAAACAGGCCAGACAAGACGCTGTAGAAGGTCTAGAGAGAGCGTCAGGAATGAAAATGATGAGAGGCGAATCTATCAAGGCTTTTGAAGATAGAGTTGCCAGAGACTTCAGAGCGGCTCCTACGATGGGCGACAGGGCTAGAGCGCTGTCTAACCAGATAGGAGCAGCGGGTATGCTAACCGGAGGAAACCGTGAAGAACAAAGATAAACACACAGTAGAGTACACATCCATCGACTACCACAGTATGTGCCAGAAGTCAAAAGATCGCATCAAGAAGATGCAAGCGCAGGGAATACCTACGCCCCATGACCCTAAAGATAAGCCAGAGGACGTAGGTAAGTCAGAGGGCTACTCCATATTCTTCATGTCATAGTTCACAGTTGTTCCCTGTACAGGCCAGTTGTTGTGATCCTTCGGTCATGTCGCTGGCCTCCTCTATGTCCCAAGAAATGTCCTTTGGGAAATCCTTAGCTAACTGGTTGTACGTCTTCTTGTCCACAGGTTCGTAAGGAGCCTGTTGGTACGTGTGGTCTGAGTAGGGCAGGAAAGAGATACCACTGACCTTATCAAACTTGTTGTACAACCACTGTCCCACCTCCAGAAATTCCTCGTCACGGTAGTAGCAAGTCATGGAAGGCTTGTGTTCACACCAGTAGTCCTGATAGATCTCCCATAGCTCTAGTTGCTCCATAGCACCCATCTCTGAGGCTGTCACAGCGCCCTCAGGAGACGCGATAGGGAAGGAGAATACCCTAGTACTGGGTGACATGAGATCGTCCTCTACAGGGACACCAGCGGCCTCTAGGACGGAACAAAGGGGGTCACGAGCATCAGCACGGACTCGTCTAACATATTGACTGCTGTAGCGAGGGTGAATACCACTAGCAGAATCGACCAACTGACTAACAGTGCCTGAAGGCTTAACAGCAGTAATTGCACTAGAAGGGTTAATACCAAGTTGTTTAGCCCAGCGATTATTTGTGACAACAGCTTCATTACGCATCTCCGTAAGCCACTTCTTTAGCTTTGCCTTGTCCTCCCGTCCTGATAGGATAGGATGGTCCATAATACCCGTGAGGCTTACGCCCAGCAGTGCTTCCTCTTCCGTGTTTACTCTCCAAATATTTCTGAGGTATCTGAAGTTTGTGAGGGTAGCCTGAAGAGTCCCAAGGATAGTCGCAACCCGAACTTTTCGTTTGAGGCTTGCGAGTGTATCCTGTGGCCTAACAACAACCTCTGAAAGATTACAGAACTGGTAGGGTCTGAGGATGATTTCGCTACACGGATTAGTTCCGAAATCATAGGTAGCATCTCTTCTGCCATTTCGTTCAGCTTGTTTTTGACTTGCGACTCTACTAAATACTCCTCGCTCCCCGGATCTGGATTCATATAAGCTGGTCCACTCATTTAAAAATGCCTCAAAGTCTGGTTTCTCTGTGTAACAGGCAGAGTTATTGGCTAGCCCACGTTGGGGATTATCTACCCACCACTGTCCGTGTTTGCACCTTCGGAGTCTATCGTCGGTGAGGTTACTGAGGCTGATGAGTGCTGATCGTCTGACTCCTCCGACGACAACGATTTGAGCAATCTTGCAGCAAAGATCGTGACATTCAATGGAGCTAAGTTTTCGTCCAGCAGCTTCCCGAAACAGGTCCACCGTGAATCGGAACAACTCGACGAGAGGTTCAGGGCCACTTGCACGACCTCCGAAAGTTTTGAGCGGGGCACCTGAAGGTCGTACTCTGCTAACGTCCCATCGGGGAACTTGACCTGTGTACAGCAGTGATACCAACTCCCTAAACGATTTCGCCCATCCGATCTTCGAATCTGCAACATTGATAACTGTATCTGTTTCATGGAACTCCTCCGCTACTTCTGGTAACTTTTGTATGTACTGACGCTCAACACTGAAGCCTACGCCTGTGCCACACAGAAGGACGTACATGAGTTCGTCAAACGCCTTAGGGTGATCTATAGGCAGATAGCTACAGTTAAACCCTGCTACGTTGTCACGCTCCAGCGCCTCACCAGCAGTCATCAGCGCCCTCATGCTGGGCATTACGTCCAGCTTGTGCACAGCATCGAATATTTCTGATACGTCAAAGTCGTTGAGGTGTCCACGGTCAACCCAGAAGTTGATGTATCGGTTTACTGTCTCTTCCCAAGTCTCCCTACGCTTCTCCTCAGGTAAGTACCTAGCGTACCGTGACTTGTGTATGTACTGTTGGTATGCGTCCATCTATTCTGTTACTCCTAGTGTTTCGTTTATGATTGCCTGTGCCGCTAACTGTAGGAGCATATACACTCCATCGGGGTACTGCTCGTTGGACGCTACTTCAAACATCTCACCGTCCTCATACATGACCACGACTACCTTTGGTTTCTTGCCCTCGTTCTCCTGTAGCGTAGCCTTTGCAGCAAACGCAGCCAGAAACTCAGCCGTGGTTATCTCCTTTTCTTCTGTCTTTGTTCCAAACTTGCCGTCGATGACCTTCATGCGGCAACCTCCTTGATGAGCCAGTCTAGGTACACTCTGGCCTTCCTGAGATCCTCTATCCCGTTCTTGTACTCGTATCTCCAGAGGTACTTCAGGCAGTTGCCCTTGAGGTATCCCTTGTACTCTTGTGGGTGCATGGACGCCTTGATTGCTTCTATAGCTTCGATAGCGCCCTTGTTGTAGTGATCGGGCTGTGTCACAGGGTTGCTTCCGTCACTGGGGTGATACAGTTTTCCGTAGGCGGTTTTACTCTTGTTCACCTTATCCCACTCCTGTGGCGGTACATCGTCTATGGATTTATAGTCAGTCCACTCGTTATCACCACTGCTCTTCATATTCTTCCTCCTCTAGTTCTTCGTGAAACTCTTCTAACCTTTTCAGAAGTTTGTCTTCAAATCTGTCTAGTAATTCTTCAGAGGAGATCTGCAGGGCTTCCAGAAGATCGTCAGGGTCGTACAACCGCAACAAACGATCCTTAATTTCTTCTAGTGTCAGAGACATAATCGACTAACTCCTTAAGCGTATCTATATTATACCATAAAATTTCATGTTTGTCACACCATTCTGCCATAGTAAGTTTGGTACTTTTACTCACTTTCTGATTAGGCTTCATCAGTACAAATATGAGTTCTTGCGTCTTTGGGAGACACTTAGAGATCGCTCTATACTTCTGCGTGTCTCCTGCACGAAAGTATCCTTTGCACTCAATGAGGTACGACCGTCCCCGGTACTCGTACACAAAGTCTGGTGTGTACTTTCGTGGGATGATATAGTCCACTTGGAACGGCTCGTAGCTAAAGCCAAATGGTTGTAACTGCTTTGCGACATCTTTTTCAAACTCCGACCTGAAGTTTCCTAGCTTAGACTTCCGCGACCTTCGGCTCATTGACCACCTCTGTTAAATATCTGGGGCCGCTTGAGTAAAGGAAAGTTCTTACTCCGGGCCAGCAGGTATGCTTGTAGGGACAGTAGGAACAACCGACGGCGAGCTTCATGTTTCCACTTTTGCCATCTGGTACGGTTTCGTGGCAGTGCTCTGGTGCTTCCGGTTGCTCTACGAGCTTTTTTACGCGTTCAATGTGCTCCTCTATGTCGTAAGAAATCTTATCGTACACAGGCGCTTGTGTGTCCTCAGAATCGTACATCAGGTACGTCAGGTGTCCGTTCTGTTTGTCCATAGCTAACCAACCAAACGATGTTTCACCTTCGGAGTGTGCGTACCCTTTAATTTGAGCAACGTATCCAAACGGATCATCATAAGCAAGACTTCCGTCCTTGAATTTCTTAAACCCAAATGTCGAGACACTTTTAATATCAGTGACAACCCCATCAATTTTGCAGTCCATAGAACCTGTAACACCCGCAACTTCACACTGTTTCTGTTCATCTGTAACCTCGTGTCCTGATAGTCTGGTGAGAAACAACAGCATCTCTTCGATCAGATGCCCGTACATAAACTTGACGTACGTGTTAGGCGTCATCTCCTCCTGTACGTCTGGGTTGTTGACTACGTTCCACAGGTAACGATCATCACGCCCGATGTTAGACATACGCAGCTTACGTCCGTCACGTTTCTCTGTGAACAGGTTAGTCATCAGACGCTTACAGTTTTCACCGAAGCGGTCTATCTCATCGTAGAGGTCAACACCGTCAGCAGGAGTTTTCTCAGAAACCACCTTGTAGATATCGTCTACCAGTGAGTAAAGTTTGTTCATGCTGTGTCCTTGTGGTTTATCCATCGTAGTTTGCGAGTCTTAGGGTGAAAACCTAGAAATCTTACGTTGTATTTAACTTGTTGTTCTGTCCTAGTGTGCTTTATCTGTCCCGTTTTGTGCTTATTGTGTAGTGTTTTTACGTCAATTAAGATACACTCTCCGTCTTTCCAAGCCACCATATCTACAAATCCGGTTGATCCGGGATTGAGGTAAACTTCGTAACCGTTGTCCCATAGCCAAGTAACCGCATAAAACTCTGCTATATCGCCTACTCTACTTGGATCCATTAGTTTCATCAGTGTGTCTCCGACCACGTTGATCCAACTTTGTACTCTCCGTCGAGTGGGCATCTGAGTTGAAATGATAGACCAGCCGCCTTGATGCACTCCACTGCGAGCCAGCCGAATTTCTCTGCTTGTTCTGAAGCCACCTCCGATTGTATCTCGTCATGTACGTTCCCTATAAACTTGTAGTCTATCTTGTGTTGCGTTGCGTAATCGTCCAGTAACACCAGAGCCTTCTTCATAATGATAGCACCTGCCGCCTGTAGTAACGTGTTCAGTGCACTATGTTCTGATCTGACCCAGAGTTTCCTTCCGTCAAGTCCGATAAGGTGACCCTTCCTAGACGCTTCTCCAACTCGTTCTCGTAGAGTTTCAAGAGCAGGTGTGTTTCGTAAAAAGCGCCGCTTAAGTTTGCTGCCGTCACCTGCAGTTCCTCCGACGATGCTTCCAATCTTTGCGTCTCCTGCTCCGTAGAGGAAAGCATAGATGAAAGTCTTTGCCTGAGGCCTAGTTGCAAGTCCCGCAGCAACTTGATTTCTGGTGTGAATGTCTTCTCTAAGTAGGACATCAGTAAACTCCTCGTCTCCCATGTAGTGAGCCAGCATACGTAGCTCTAGTCCACTAGCGTCAACACCCACTAGCTTACGTCCCTCTGGTACAATCCAGCAGTCACGGCACTCCTTGCCAAACTGTGAGTTAACCGAAGGAACCTGTGCCATGTTTGGGTTCTGGTGCGTCATGCGTCCGGTGACAGCACCGTTTGTTGTAACCCTTCCGTGTACTCTACCGTCGTCCTGTACGTGTTCTATCCACGAGGAGACTTGTGCGTACCGCTTTTGCAAGAGTAAGTACTCCAGTACACAAACAGCCTCCGGTACGTGTTTGTTCTCTTCCAGCGTCCTCTCGTCCACCTGCGGTCTACCGGACGGCGTGAGTTCCGACCATACCGCACCCTTAGCTTCAAGTCGTTCAGCCACCTGTTGACGGCTACCGGGGTTAAATACCGTAACCTTATCCTTAAGGCGCTTGCCTGTTTTCTCAGACCACCTCTCTTCAACAATAGGCGGGAACACCCTCTGGAGTTCTTCCTCAATCTCATACATACGCTCCTTGAACCTAGCGCACAGTGTGTGACACAAACGCTGATCCAACAGCCACCCGTTGCGCTCCTGTCCCTGTATGATCCACTGCACCTGATGCTCTAGGTCAATGGATTCCCGTGAGAAACCGTCTAGCTCCACTCGTAGCCTTTTGTACACCGCCTCAGTCAACTCTACGTCACGTATGCAGTAGTCGATCATGGCTGGAGATAACCTAGTCCAGTCCTCGTGGTCGCCTTTTGCAAAGCCTAGTATGTTTCCCCAGTTACGCAGAGAGTGTCCACCAGACCTGCTTGGGTCAGCTAACCTAGAGAGGACAAGTGTATCAACGACACTGCTCCTATCAAAACTAAAGTTCCAGATACGCTCAATAACAGGAACGTCGAAGCCAATTCCGTTGTGGAATATGAAGCTAATCGGCGCTTTGCGAGCCACGTAATCCTTGAAATCTTTTTCATTACATATTACCTCACTCTCTAGGTTGTGTCGGCAGACTGCACACCAGATTACACTGGGGTTTAGCCCGTCGGTTTCTATGTCACAGAAGACTAGGTTACTCAAAACTCAGTCTCCGGTGGGTTAGGGTTAGCGCACTCGTGGATGCGTCCTGTAAACTTGTCGTACCGTAGCCAACAGGCTGGGCCGGTTTCACCTGAATAACGATTCTTGAGTATCCTCACTGTCGTAGTGTTCCTTGTGTCCTCGTCCTCGTGTTGTTGGTTGCGCTCCATACCTATGACAATATCGGATAGCTGTGCAATACTCTGGCTACCCCTGAGATCCTGCAAGCTAATGCGTCCTCCGTCTTCATGTGCAGTGCCAGAGCTACGTCGCAGGTGAGACACTAAGAACAAAGTGATCCCTGTCTCTGCCACCAGTGTACGTAGCTTTGTCATAATCTCGTCTATAGCTTTCCGTTCGTCCCCGTTCTCTTGAGAAGAAACCACGATTGACAGGTGGTCGAGGATGATATATCGGCAGTCACAGGCCTTTGCCATGTGCCGTACTCTTGAAAGAAGCTCGTCGGCAGACGTTGATCCCCAGTGATCGAACAGGTAGTAACGTCCAGACCCCATCGTTGCTTCCCAGTGAGGTCTAAGCTCATCAACAGGCGTGTCTTCCTCCAAGTGGAGTCGCCTAGATGCTGCCACCGACATAATTCCCAGAGATGTTGTTGCGACATCCTCCTCCAGTGCAAGTACACCGATATTGGCGTCTGTGCGTTGGAGCAGATCGTACTCAAGTTCTCTGATAAACTGGGACTTTCCCATACCACTACCGCTTGTGATAGTGACCAATTCGTATGGTCTATGACCTCTCGTGATTTCATTTAGTCCGTCCCACGGGTACGGTATGCTCTGTACCTGTCGTTTGTTTACTAGTGCTTCCCATGTGTCAGCGCCGGCGATGATACCGTCTGGTCTGTACACCTTTGCGTCCCACCACGCCTGTGTAAACTCCTGCACACGGTTAGCCATGAGCATTTCAGAGGCGTCCTTCAGTGGTAGCTTACAGATCTTCAGCTTGTTAGGGCTAAAGAGATCCTTCACCTGCTCTACGGCTAACTCACCGGCCTTGTCTTGGTCAAAACAGATGACCACGTTATCGTAGCCCTCAAGCCACTCTAGCTGTGCCTTAATCTCCTTTGCTGCACTACTAGCGCCTGACCTGAGTGATACCACATCGTACTTCTGTCCGAACATCTCGTAGACAGACATGGCGTCCAGTTCGCCCTCAGTGATCGTGACAAACTTACCTCTACCACGGCACTGCTTCTGACCAAACAGACCTACGTTGGACATTGTGCCCGACGATAGGAAGTCCTTGGTCTTGACCACGCGAGACTTAGCAGACACTAGCTCGCCTGTATCTACATCGTAGTACGGGTAGTAGTGCCTAGCGATCTTACCGTTAGCGTCGTACTCCACCGTGACCTGATAGTGCCTAGTGGTCTTGGCAGACAAACGACGCTCTGGTATCTCAGCTACCACACCGCCCATGTTTAGGTTACTAGGTGTTGACAACTCAGTTTCCTCTCCTGTTTCACCGTTTACGTGGTAATCGCAGTCAGCAGAAAAACAGTGGCGGCCCCCATTGGAGTACACCGCCACATTGTTCCTACTCCCGCACTTAGGACATTCCTCGTGGTGTAGGAATTTAGACTCCATCAGAAGTCCACAGCTTCTTCTGACACCTCTGCTAACTCCAGCACCTTGACAGCTTCCAGATACACTGGAGTACCGTGTACTGGGTGTGCTGGGCCTGTCTTGTACTTCAGGCGTACACGGGAGTTATAGGGAACCTCACCCTCAAAACGATCACCTTCGGAGTTGTACATACCGATGGTGTACTTGGACTTAAACTTGCGTTGCTTGTTGCCCTCGTACTCCTTGATCTTTACACCCTGTGCCGCCAGTGTAGCCGCATCGTCCTCTGACATGGTGATGGT